CCCCTCTAGGCAATCCAGCTATTCCGCTGGGTTCTCGCTATCCGCTGCTACTGGGATTTGTTCGGCTTCTATGGGATTTTCTGCTGGTGTAACGTCAATCATGCGATTTTTAGCACGATCCATAAATTCTTCTAGTTGTTCTACGATTTGGTCACGGGTTAGGCTATCTATATTTTCGTGTGTTACATGGCTACGGGCAACCATTAATCCCGTTACCTTGAGCCTGAGTTCTTCTGCTTTGATAGCTGCTGAAAAGTTTCCTGCTTGCCATGCTTCATCTCTGAGCAGTTGCATATCCCGAACAGATTTGGTCACAGAGACACCGTACTTGCTTTCTAGCTCCTGTCTCATTTCTTCGAGGCGTTCTTTTACCGTGGGGTTATTAAGAAGCTGTACAGCCCTGACGTTAGCGTTCGAATATCCTGCTTCTCTTGCTGCTGCGGTTTGTGTCATATCCCCGTGAAGATAGTTTTTGAGAAACTGTTGCTGTTTTGGATTGAGCCTTCTGTTCCCGTGGACTTTATCTTCTTTTATTCCTACCTTCGGCATGACCGCTCCTACCCGAACAATTTTACGACTTATGACCCGCAGCCATTCTACTAAAAACGCTACGATGGTCAAGTGCTACAGTTGTCATAATGTCCCAGAACATCAGAAAGCGGATGACGATCCATTACGTCAGGGGGGATGATGTATATCCCCCCCTATAAGGGGGGTGACGCAGTTGACGTAAATTAACTCATTGATTTTATTGACTTATTTACGTCAACTCGACTTTTTGACGTAGTTGACGCGATTGGTCTAAGTCATTGATTTAATTGAATAAGTTACGGCAACGTCAACCGCGTCAACTTTGACGTAAAAAATGTTGACGTAAAATAAAGATAAAATAATTTATTTTTTCTATTGACAAGTGGGAAAACATCATATATAAAGGGTGCAGGTGACCAGACACTTGACTAGACACTCTGGGGTACTTGATTGGTGAGTTGTGGCACACTTATCAATGGGGACATTCAAAGTGCCACATATTATTTTGAGGAGAAAAATTATGAACATTCAAAAAGAAATTAACAAATCTTGGGAGCGTATTGAGGATGCGGTTGATATCTTACATCTTTTAAGTTGTGAGTTTGATAATTTAGAATCACCAGATTGTCCTGAATTACAAATTTCACAACAAAAAATCGCCGCAGATTTTAATCAAGCTTATCATGAAGCTATGAAAATTAGTGAGCGTATTCAGAAATACAAAACTAAGGAAGCGCATCATTTGGTGTAAATAAAATTATAGTAAGCCATGAGTGCTGAGATCGCCAAAAGTGTTTTCATAATGATTCTCGAACCGTGGCAGTGCAAGCGACTTTCAAATTGGCGTATTCCTTTATCGTGATTGCATACTAAGAGGGGAGGCAAAGCCCCTCTTTTTTATTTACTTGACAACATTTCCCATAAATGATAAAAGAATTTATCTAGTAAAGAAAAGGAAATAGATATGTATTATATGGCGTATGGTATGAATACCAACAGAGAGGCGATGTCGCATCGTTGCCCCAAGGCCAAACCAATGGGTGGATTTTATCTACCGAACCACCGTTTAATCTTTCGTGGCGTGGCTGACTTTCGTGCTGATGCTGATGCTATCTTGCCAGTTGTATTGTGGGAGATCACAGAGGACTGCTTGAGATCGTTAGATGCGTTGGAAGGCTATCCACATTTATATGACCGCAGGAAGGTTAACGGTGATTGGATTACTTACGACATGAATGGTAACAAGAGCAGTTTAAGCACACCGTCTGGTGGTTACTATCACATGATTGAGCAGGGTTATAAAGACTTTGGCCTTGATGATTATTACTTGAGGTCTGCATTACGCGATGCTGATCTTGTTGATGTAGGAGTTACGGCAAATGGATGAAGATGAATTTATTGATTTGTTAAAGGAGTTTGTTAAAGACAAGCCTGTTGAATTTTATCAACACGCTGACTTAATGGATGATGGTCAAATTTGGATTAGCTTTGAATTGGAGAGTAACGATGGATAAAAAATCTAAAAGTTTTACTCAAAGAATTTATCCTAATATTGGTCAAGCAAAAAGGGGTAATAGTTGGGTGAATATAGATGTTGTTAGCCAAAGATATTTTATTACCGATAAAGGTGAAAAAATTAAATATAAAGACTGCACTGAACTTAGAATGACACCAAGATTTATGCACTATTTTATGCCCACAAGTATCCATTTAGGTGGTCTTACTACGGCTGAATTTAATTTTCAAGAATGGGATAAAAAATATGAATAAACTTATTCGGCTTTTGGAGCAGATGGATGCTGACGTTGAAGATCGTTGGATTGCTGTTATTGCTATCTTAATGGTTGGCGGTTGGATTTTGGGAGTTCACTTTCAATGGTTTTAGATCCTGACATAACCCGAATAACTTGACCCTCGCATTCGTGCGGGGGTTTTTTTGTGCCCAGCGAATAAGCCGAACAATTTATCGGGTTATTTTGTGCTGCAGGTTTGATGGTTGCACTCTAGGCTAAGAGGCCAAAATCTTCAAACCTTGCACTATAAGAGAGCAGTCATTTCAAACCCTGTGCTATAAGGGTGAAGCCAAAACATTGCACTATAGATAGGTCAAAAGGTTGCCCTATAAGTAGAACGGCATTTTCAAATATTGCCCTATAGATAACAACCAAAAATTTCAAAGGTTGCGCTCTAGTGGAGAGAAGCCTTTTTCTCTCTTTTTTTAACCCAAACATGAAAGGACTAATATGTCTTATACAATTATAAAAGGGCTGTCTTTGCCCGAACCCAAGAAGCGTTTTGCCAAAGGTAGTAAATTTGATGCTGTGCTGTCTAGTTTTGACGTTGGCGATTGCGTTAAGTTTAAAGGCAAAGGTGAAGCCTCTTATTTCTTGAAGAAAGCACAAGACCAAGGAATGAAAGGAGCCATGCGCACTATTGATGGTTACTATTACATTTGGAGGACTGCTTAATGCCCCCATAGTTATTTTTTACTTGCATCCCATAGCTTCCCATGCTAGTAGTTTAGACATAGTAAGTTAACCGCTTGTTACTTACTACCTCAAAATACTAGACTATACCCTCGATGCTTTTATTTCTGTTTTTGCATCGGGGGTTTTTTTACATAAAAAATTTATATTTCCTCTTGACCCGACAACATAAATATTTTATATGTTATGGTATGTTTAGATATTGGAGGTAAAACATGGGATTAGATATGTATCTACGCGGTGAGCAATACGTTAGTGAGTATGATCATTCGCAACAAGCGCCCGAAGGTGGTAGCTTAAAGGTTGAGCGGCCTAAGATTGATGGCTTTGATATTTGTGAGTATGTTCTTGATATGGGGCAGTGGCGCAAGTTCGCACCGTTGCATGAATATATTGTGAACGAGTTCGCAGATGGCGATGATAGCTGTCAAAGAATTGAGTTCGAACCCGAACAACTTCGCAAGATTGCCAATGCTTTACGGCACGATAAGTTGCCTGCCAATGAAGATTGCGGTGGGTTCTTCTTTGGTAGCCCCGAAGGTTGGCAAGAGGAGCGAACAGAACACGCATGGGAACACGCGCAGAGGTTCGAGAAAGCAGCTTACTGGATGGAAAAAGACGGTTGGCGTTCAGTATATTATCAGGCGAGTTGGTAATATGTGGATTTGCAACAAGTGCAACAAGGAGTGGGGGGTGGATGATTTTGCCCCCGACCTTTGCGAGTGTGGTGGCGAGGTCAAGTTCATTGAGCCGCAGACTATGATTGAGGTTAACAAAGTTCTGGACGATGCGTTTCAGAAAGTATTTGGGGAGAAATGGTAATGGCACAGTTTGTTGAGATCGTTACTGATGTAATGGACAATTTCAGAAATAGAATAGAGAGTTCCGAAGATTTAAACTTTAGGGCACTTCAAAACTTTCGTGATAGTTTAGAGGATATGAAGGAAGCAGATATGTATTTTATTTCTGAGGACTTCAAAGAGGCTTTAGCAGCTTATCATAATGAGTTGGTTGAGGAAGAAGAGAACAGCAGACACGTTGTATTCTCTGAGGATTGTAGGCTACCGTCAAAGCTTTGCTTTATCTCTATGGACACGTTCGACACAAAAGATGTGAATACTGGAGAGGTTGTTAGAGCATTTGGTAGTGGTCACATTGATGGCTTTCTTTGCCGACAGTCTGAGGATGGTTCAGTTGCTATTCGTTTGGTTGCCCGAAATTCAGTTCCTACCCATATTGGTAGTTACGAATTAAAGCGTGGTGGGATTAAATTCCCGACAGAGTTGCATGAAAGATTAGAGAACGATGAAAGCTTTCACGCGATGTATCTTGAAATGATTACTACAATTTCTGGTGCGTTCTCTTTGATTAATCAGCCCCGATTTGTAGACGTTTTAAAATCGGGTAGTAGGCAGCAGCGCAAGAAAGCGCAGAAACAGCATGGCGTTGACGTAGAGCAATGGCATGAGATTAGTTGGAACGTTAACGAGCCTATTGAGGGTGAGGTTGATGATCGTGGAAGATCATTTCATATGCCATTGCACTACACTAGAGGACACTGGCGCAAAGCAAAGCCCCATTGGGATGATGTTGTGTATCGACAAGATGGGTTGCCTTATATTTGGATTGATGGGTTTTGGTCTGGGCATCCTGCGTATGGAATTAAAAAGGGCTATCATGCCCCAAAGCTAGGAAAGGCAGCATAAATGGCTATTGAAGACGATACTATGTGTATGCACTACACACTTGAGAGGCTTAGTGACATCAAGACTGAGACTGATTTGACTGAGTTTAAAAAAGAAATCAAACATAATCTTGGTGTTAATGAGCAATGGCGCAGGGATAATCCTGCGTACCTTGAGTTATTAGCGCAAGATGATTTTAATATTGTTAGAGCGATCAGAACAATCAAGGACAAATATATTCGTAGAGCCTTGGAGAAATCAAAGAACGTGAGTTCTGCTTCTAAACTATTGGGGTTGAAAAATTATCAAACCCTGCAAAACTGGATGAGAGAGTTAGGTATTGAAGATGATAACAACATTCGAAAGTAAGAAAGACAGGCCAAGCTTGAAAGATGCTCAAGCACTTGTTGGTGGTTTAGTCGAAATGGTTCACTTGCCACACAAACCAGAATTACAAGTTCTCGTTAACGAAGAGGGATTGCTTAAAGATCTGCCTCTTAATGTAGAGGCTTCTAAAATGTGCATGATGCCAATTGTTGGGGACGTTGTGATTTTAAAAGGAGAAGCCCAATGGGACTAACAGATGATGAAGATTTTCACACGGTTCATGTTTACCCGAAGCCAGATCACTATCCTGAGAAGCGAGAGTTCCTTGTTGAGATAGAGGGCGTTGTTAGAAAGACTTATCAGATTAAAGCTGAGAGTTCTGGTAAGGCCAGTCAGATGGCTAAGAGCGAGTTTATAATTGAGTTCGGTGGCGATAAGGACAAGATCTTAATTAACGATGTGTGGAAGAGCAAATGATTGAATATTTTACAGCTTTGGTTCTTTCTTACACCTTGCACAACCATGAGATAGACACGGTTGTTTGGTTTGAGAGTGAGCAGCATTGCATGAAGGCCATGAGCAGCCGAACGTTTGATCATATGTACGATCATATGTACGAATTATATGGCAACGATATTTCTATGTGGTGCTTGCCTTCAGATGTTCAATCAAAATTAGTTAGGCCGCGAGTTCGGCCTAATTAATTATTTAGGCAAATTATATTTTCTTATAATATTCCGAACAAAAGTTTCGGTTGAAAACATTACTTCTGCAATTTTTGGTATTTTCATATTTCTGCTTAAAAAACTATTAACCATCTTTGCATTTTTAGATAGATTTTTAATCTCATCTTGTTTTTCAGCAAAAGTTTTTATTTTTATTTGCCCCCGAAGATTTGGTCTTTCTGATACGTCTAATCTATTTTGAACGCACCAGTTTCTACTGTAGAGATCCTCGTATCTTATTCTAGCAGCTTCGCTTTGGTATATCTTACCTTTTACTTGAGCCTTTAGTCCCATTATTCACCTCCATTTATGATTGCTTGTTCCTGATGATATAGATCACCGCCCACAACACCAAGAAACCTTCTTGATCCTTGATTTGTTCTTTTATATTTACCAATTCTACCTGCTTGCAACAAAGCTGTAACGGTTTTTTTGATCGTAGTTCTGCCATCATCTCTCAAGTTTGCAGCGTTTATATTTGCGTCTGGAGTTGCTGAAATAGTGTCAAAAATACTATCTTGTCCATCATGCGTCATATAAATACCCGCCTGTTCTTGCAGATCTATAAAATTAAACACATATTCTAATCTATTCCGAACAATTTCAGAACCAATGATGCTTCTAATATCCTCACTTCGATCTTCTAGCAGCCCGTTGTTCGGGTTACGAATAAAATGTCTGATGTCCCGATTAGCAACACCGTTTGATTTTACGACTGCGCCATCAAAGACAGTATTTCTTGTGTAACTAATTCCAAGATTTGTGCATCTTGTTCTAGCTACGCCCTCATCCACTTGCCAAACAGCAAATGCTGATCTGACCCCATCGACAATAGCTGACGTACCCCGAATAAGATTACGAGCCTGTTCTGGCGTTGTAACAGGCTCTTTGTCCCTGATCTTAGCCATGTGGTGATTGACCATAACTGTAGCGCCTGTTTCTGTAGCCATTTGAGCTAACAAGCCCATAAAAGCAGCGCCTGCTGCAGGATCTGCGTTTACATCTGCGTGTACGAATGATGCCATAGGATCAATAACAATCAACGCCAGATCCTCAATCTCAAGCATTTCCTCATATATCTTTTCAAACTCTGGTGATGTAACGTAGGTATTGTCGGCCTTCATCATAATTGGAAACACTCCGCCTTCGTTTGGAAGGGGCACAACGATCAAATCATGTCTATAACCCGAACGAGTGTTCATCTTATCCAGCCTGTTAACTCGGCGATGCAGCTCATCTCTGTCATCTTCCGCCGATAATATTATGGCTGACCCGTGATGAGCAACCAAACCCCCGAAAGAATTTTGCATAGCTTCGC